CGCGTAACCAGCGAGCTTGTCGTAGTTCTCACCGGCCTCACCTGGACGCTTATCTCCGCCAAGGTCGATCTTCTTCGCAAGGTTCCATCGGATCTGCCCATCGGACCATCCGTTCATGATGGCCTGTAGCGCAAGCTGCCTGAGAGTCCTGGAGTCGGTGGGTCCACCGAGGGATCCCGATGCCTGAGTGATCTTAACGATCATCTGGTCAAGCTGCTGCTTAGCTGTAGCCGGATCACCGGCTTGCAGCGTAAGGAACTTCCTGGCGGAGTCCGAGCTGGACTTCCACCACTTCGTGTCCCTTACCTCCGCCTGGAACTTAGAGGCTTCCCACTGGCCCTTCACGGCCTTGTCGAACAGGGCCTTGAGTTCCGGCACGGAGTCGAACAGGTCAAGCACGTAGCCGTAGTCTTCGGCAAGCTCTGCGGAGGATCTAGTCACAGGCTTACTCCCGCCACTGGAAGATCCAGAACCTGACCCCGAGGAGCCGGAGTTCGTGACACTAGCTCCGGACTGGCCCAGGTACTCCTCGTAATCACCGTTCTTGTACGTTGACCATGGTGCCCAGTTCTTGCCACCATTCGACATCTGGTAGGCCACTCGGGCATTCACATACGGATCGAACAGATCGCTATTGGAGCTGAGCCCGAAGCGCTTAAGGCGCTCGGGCCCCATGTCACCAAGCATATTGATCTGGAATAGGCCGTAGGAGTTGTCTCCGGTACCAGCGTTGCCGTTGTGTGCACGAGCGTTGCCACTCGACTCGGCCATGGCGATAGCGTAGGCCATCTGGAGAGCCTGACCCTTGAACCCGACGGACTTGAGAATGTCCATCAGTGAAGCCATGTTGCCCTCCTTCTTACGCGAGACCCATGTCTCTGAGTACCTTGGCGGTAATGGATGAAGCCTGGTCTTGAGCTGCCGCAGTTCGCTTCCAGCGGGTATCGTTACGGAGCTGGGTCTGGAAGTCGATGAGACTGACACCGCTTGGTGCACCATCGGCGTTGACGCCGTTAAGAGCAGACTTGATAGTAGGGTCAGTGATATTGATCGAACCATAAGGAATCTCAAGCTCCTTGGACATCATCTGAATGTACGGATTGGCGATCTCCTTGACGGTCGAACCGGCGTCAATCGCTTCTGCGTAGCCAGGAAGGAGCGACTTCGCTCGCTCCCTGATCTCAGACTCGAAGTCCTGAGAGCTTGCAACCTTACGGACAACTCGCTGAGCGTAGTTCTTGAGTGCGTCATCACTGAGTTCCACACCCATATCCGATGCGTACTTGCGCATCGAGTGCACCCACATCCCAGCCTCGCCACCCATCACGCCCTTCTGGGTGAAGGTGACGTACTGACCGAGAGCATTCCGGAGGAGGTCTTCATCCATGCCGGTCTCGATAGACGTACGTGCGATAGTGGCAAGCTTGTCGGGTGGAACCGCAGCACCGATCTCAGCGGCAAGTTGGGTAACCCTGATCTTCTCCGCATCAACCGCAGCGTTCCACGTGGCAGGGTCTGTCTGCTTCATGACCATGGCCTGTCGCCTGGTGTCGGAATTCGACTTCCACCATTCGGTGTCACGAATCTCGGCCTGGAACTTCTCTGCGGTCCATGTGCCAGCAACCGCCTGGTCGAACAGGCTCTTGAGTTCCGAGTTCGAGTTGAGGAACCCGTAAGCCCAGCCGTACGTGGCAGCAAGATCTTCCTTGCTGACGGGAACCTGGCTCTCTGGAGCGTAGTCCGTGTCCTTGGCCCCTACTACGTTGTAGCCGTCGATCCGCCTGGCGCCCATCCATCGATCAAGGTAATAGCCCTGAGTGATGTCGGTTACTTCCACGCTCTTTCCGGGGCTTGGTGCATGGATCATCTTGCCGTTACCCATATAGATGCCGACGTGATCGGGACCACCGACCGAGCGGTCCGTATCGAAGAACACAAGATCACCGGGACGTAGACCCTTCTGGCCAACCGCTGAACCCTCAGCGATCTGATCCCAGGTCGTACGTCCCGTGGTGATCCCGAAGTTCTTGAAGACCTGCTGGACAAGGCCAGAGCAATCGATACCGCCGGTGAGGTCATTACCGCCCCACACGTAAGGCGTTCCTCTGTACTGCATCGCGAAGTCCACGATGTCCTGGCCCGTAGCCATTTAGCCTCCCAGAAGCCCCATCAGGGCGTTGAAGTACGTAGTGCCAGCCTGATACTTACCGGCCTCATCCGTGCCCTGTACGGCCCCAGAGATGGTCTCCTGGATGGCGGCCTGAGAGACGCCACCAGAAGTAGTAGAACTCTGCGAGACGGTCTCCACCTCGCCGGTAGCGAGGTTGGGCTTAAGCTGACTGGTGGTCGTAGTGACCTCGGGGGAAGAGCGCTCAAGCTGATTGATCGTGGTCTTGAACTTGGCGACTTCCTCGGTCGTGGGTGCACGGCCCAGAGCCTCACGAAGGGCCTGCATCGCGATGGCCTTCACGTCCTCGGCGGATGAGAGGTTCACGTTCGACTGCTTCGTGGTCTTGGATGTAGGGCCGACGTACTTGACAGCCTGATTGGTGGCTACGTCGTAAACGAAGTCGCCTCGCCGTTCAGTTCCGAACTTACCCTTGGTGTTGCCGTAGGTATCCATAATGTCCCACGGTGTCCACTTCTGGCCGCGAGACCCAAGCTCCGAAGACGCGTCTACCATGGCTTTCCAGGAATCCATGATTTCCGGGAGACCCATGTCTGGATCAAAACCGGGAATCTTTGCAATGATTCCCTTGTTCACGAAATCCCTGAGCTTCTTAGGATCCTCTCGTGCCCATATGGCTGGGAGCGCGTACGCCTCGTCGGCGCTGATGTATTCATCCTCGGTTCCAGTAGTCGGAACCGTAATGCGCCTACCGTCGGGACCGATTTCCTGCATGGTTCCGGATCGCTTCTTGGTTCCCATGAAGATCTGAGTGCCAGCACCAGCGGCGCCACCCGCCGAAGCGGTAATGGCGCCACCGGAAATGCTTACTCCGTACTGACTTGCGATGCTCGCACCGCCACCAACCCCGTAAGGGTTGGACGGATCTGGCCCGATAGGTGTACCCATTCGTCCTCCCTTACTGGAGTTCGTCGTTGGTCAGGTAGCGGTTGTAGAGATCACCGAACGCGACGTTCTCGTTGATGAGTCCCATCTTGAACTGATCCCACGCCTGCCCGATAGCAGCGGTCTGACCCATCGGCCTTCCGTCGACACCGTATGACAGCTTCTGGAATCCGTTCTGCGCGAGCACGGCCTTGAATTCCCTGCGACCCTGGAGGTACTTGGCAAGTGCTGGCATCTCGTGACGCATGGGATCGTTGGCGAGCTTCTGGGAGCCGAGAGCCTTTTCGAACGAATCGATACGGGACTTGATCTTCCCTCGGTCCACGTTCATGAACGCGTTCTCCCATGCTGGGAACTTGGCGGAGATGCCGTCAATGATCTGACGCTTCGCCTGGAGGTATCCCTCCGCACCCTTCTGGGAGTAGGATTTGAAGCCGTTGCGGATGAGAAGTGAATCGATGTACCCCACAGCGGTACGATATTCGTACCAACCGCTCTCTGTCTGAGAGCGCTCGATGGCCTCTTCTGCGGTGATCTTCTCGCGAGCCATGCCAGCGCCGAAATTCTGGCCGAGCTGCTTCTGATACACGGACTGAGAGAACGGTCCACCGTTGTAAATGTCACCAACCCAGAACGCAGCCATATCGGGATCTGCTGCGATCTCATCCGCGTAAAGCTCAGCCTGCTGGTCGGCGGAGATGGTAGCCGCAATGCCCATGCTCTTGGAGAGCGAGGCAGTGAAGCCAGCGTAATCCACACCGAACTTAGCAAGGAACTTGTCGCGGTAGTTCTCAGGATCTGCTTTGCGCATCTGTCCAAGCTGATCCACGAAGAACTGGTACGGAGTTCCGGTCAGAGGAGTGTTGCTCGTCTGAGCCGGAGATCCCCATGCTTCCAGGATGTTCAGCATCATGAAGTCCTTGGCTTCCCGGTCGATCTGCTTCTGATCAATCGTGCCTTCACCGGTCTGGTAGAACTCCATGACCTTCTTGTTGTAGATGGCCAGGTATGCTTTCTGGTACTCCTCGTTGTCGGGATCGTCGCCCTTCCATGCGTCGTAGATCGTCCGCATGTACTTCGGGGTCAGAGCCGTAGCGGTGTCGGTAGGACCGTAAGGTAGGACCTTGGACCACTGGAGGAAGTCGCCGATAGACGGCGACGCCTTGGCTATTTGAGAACCAGCAACCTGAACCAGTGGACCCGAACCCGGGTTCCACCAGGGATCGCCTGGGAGAATCGTGTTCATCGCCTGGATACGGATAGGTACGGTTCCTTCGGACTTCGCTCCCTGCTTCCACGGCATCTTGAAGTGCATCACTCGCTTGTCGATGCTGACGAACTCGCGGCTAACCACCTCACCTGTAGAGGGGTCGATGACATCCGCATAACCATCAAGACCGACCTTATTACCCCGCTCGTCCGTCACCATGGTTGCGGCAACCGGAGCGTTGTAGATCTGAGCGATACGACCAGTAAGCTGAGGCTTCTCGGCAATCAGCCCGCCCCATCGGGCGAGGCTGTCAGCG